CTATCTTGCCTTCTTTGGCTTGAAGTTCAATTTTCTGAATTGACAACTGAGTGCCGTTAATGGTGGCTTCGTAACCAGTTTGTACAATTTTACCTGCACTTGAAGCATTACTTGTCAATGCTTTAATTGGTATACCGCTTGAGAAGTCTGCAATTGCATATTCACCAACTCCATACTCATAATAGCCTTGAGGTGGAATAAAGACGTTCTCTGACTGATAAGCGCCTGAGTAGTCAAAAGCCCACTTGATTGTGAGGAACTGATTAGAGCCGCCAATCACAATGGCAGTAATAGACTTCAAAATGGAAATCTGATTAGGGTTTCCTAAATCAGCATTGTTTGTGTAATACGAAAATCGATAAGTAGTAGTATCATCAAGATAACCACCATACTTACCAATGTAGCCATTCTTTCCAATGTACAAGTCTCCATTACGCAACGATCTAAGTGCTGTTGGGGAAATATTGTCCCATTTGGTTACACGGGAAGCACCATCTTGCAGAGACTGCTTAGTATCAAAACAGTAGACTTGCAAAGTAGCAGGTAAAACAAGTAGATAAAAGGCTTCTTTTTCTGAGTAAACAGACTTCAGATTAGCAAGAGTTTCACCCGCCAAAGATGAAGCCAAGTCGAAACGAACATTCTTAGATAAGTCTCGGAGTGGTGCAGACTTCTCTTGAATAGTCCTCATCAAAGAGCGAACACCTGAGTCTGACAAGAAAACAACGTCAGAGCCAATGCTTTGAATTGTATCCCTTGCGATACACCCAATAGAGCCTACTGTGTCGCTCAGAACAAGAGATGCGGGTGTAGAAGCATTCGAGTAAACAAGAATCTGCTTCTTACCAAAGATAAACAAGAAATCATTGTGCGCTGCCAAACCCATGACTTCATCAGCACCATTAGGCCATACACGGGAGACATCCAATGTTCCTGAAGTACCACCACCCCATACATGACCTGCAATCAGATCAGAGAAGGAAATAGTCACCTTATCAGAAGCAGTATTAGCCACCCATAGACGACCAAAGGCAGAGATACAGATGTTTGCTTGAGGAACTGTAGCTACATAACCAGACTTCTCTGACACTCTACGATAAGTAGTTGTACTTACTGCGGGGTCATATATAAGTGGATCGTGACCAGTTTGGAAGAAGTATGCAATGCCATTTAAGGTTGCACATTGCCAATTGCTTGCCGTGATAGTAGGAGCAGAGCCTCCACCACCATAGGTCAACTCAGTCACCGCATTAGAAGTGCCAAGTTTGAATATCTTGTTGTTGCCAGCAAATAGAACAGTCAAAGTCCCATCATTCTGAACTAACTCATGGATGACACCAACATCGTTAGCACCTAGATTGCCAGAGGAGGAGTTAACCCTTGACCAGCCTTTTCTAGCACCAATACGACCATACTGATCCAAGATGCAATTGGTAGCAACCAAAGCAAAGCCAGACCCTAAATCAAGGGGAGAGTCTTCAGTATTCAGGCCATAAAAGCCTGGTGCTGAGAGACTGTAACTTTGAAGTTGAGAAGCCATTAGACCGCCACAAAGTTGTCTTCAGGATAACGAGTGGACTCCAATGCAATAGCATCAGAGAGCATTCCTCTAAACAGAGCATAAGCCTCGGCAGAGTTTGTTCCACCATCTTCACCACGCTCAATCAAAGCACGAGCATACGCACTCTGGGCAACCAAATAGTCCAAGACCTTGACAGATGTGCCATCAGCAGACAAAGCAGCTTGTGGGATAGTCAGGTCAAACAACAGAGTAAAAGCACCAGAAGGAACAGGGAACAGGTCAACTTTTGTGTCGCCATTACCATCTACACCGCTAAAGCAGAACTCTGAAGGAATAGACTGTGAAGGTGCGCCAAGGTTTAGTTTGCGGTTCATGTCCACAAAATCAATGTTCCGAAGACCAATCAAACTGGTTGTGTTCAGAGCATCATTGACACGGAACTTCTGTCCCGCACCTGTCAAAGCATAGGAACTCGTACCACCAGTAGTTGTTACTGTAATTGTTTGAGAAAGACAGTTCCAGTTGTAGGAGTCTTCAATCTGACGCTTGGCATCATTGACAAACTTGCCAATCAAAGAAGAATACGTTGTTTCGCCAACAGTAGATACTGTGCTTTCACGCAAGCGAACCAACACATCGTTAACAAGTTCTAAGTAGGTCATGTTCGTTGCGCTCCTATAACCTCAAATGTGGCAATAAAACTGAAGGTACTTCCCGTTTCAGTTGTAATTTGAATTTTATCGCCTTCTTCTAAGACAATATAAGCCGAACCATCAAACTCAATGTACTGCTTAGAAGTTAGGGTGTACGAAGTAAGGATGTCTAAAGTGGTTGCTGTACTTGCGTCATACCATTGGACTGTGATGTGCTTTGTATTTCCACCAGTATTGTGGATGTACATGACAGTAAATTTGGCGTAGTAACCCGTAGGTACTGTATAAACAGTAGTCAGCGTTGCGGCTGTTGGGTTAACTCCGACAGATACAGGTCTCATTTGTTCCTCTTAGAGATCGCTTTAGCCTTCGCTTTAGCGTCTTCCTTGGACGTTGCGCCCCAAGCTCTAAGAGATAATAGGAGTCGGGTAGGCTTCCCATCTTTCATCTCAGCGCCAGGCATATTGCCCATTCGTGCTAAAAAGGATGCCCTACGAGGGTTATCTCCCGACTTTACTGGTGGTTTTAAATTACCACCCGTTTCTGCATTATACGATGCTCTTCCCTTGGCATTCAAGCCCCCCTTGGGGTTTTTTCCTTCTTTTGTTTGCCAAGCAGGAGATTTCATTTCTTCTTTGCGGTCTTAGCCGCAGCCTTAAATGCCGCCTCAGTAGGAGCGCCTTTAGAACCAACCTTACGCATCTTTTCCTTAGAACCAGCTTTAATGCGTTCTTGTTTGGCATTGATGTTAGCGTAAAGACCTTGTTTCATTTCTTCTTCCTCTTAGATTCTGAAATGGCAATGGCAATCGCTTGTTTAGGATTCTTCACCACAGGGCCTTTTTTGCCAGAGTGGAGAGTTCCTTCCTTAAACTCACGCATTACCTTCCTGATCTTGGTGGCGGGCTTCATTTGCCACGACCTGCTTTTTTCATCATGTTGGTAGCAGTACGACCACCACGGGTAGGCATAGCTTTAGGCTTACCAATAGCAATCATTACAGTAACGGGCATAGATTTCTTCTTGCCATACTCTTTGGCTTCTTTCTCGCCTTTTTCTGTATATGGGAATTTCTTGTTTCCAACTTGAGGCATATAAATCCTTATCGAATTAGCTTGGTTGCAACAAAAGAAATGATACCGCCTACTACAGAGGCGATAGCCATTCCAACGAAAAAGCCACCTTTAGACTTGTTAGCCATTTCTAAAAGCGTTTTAATATCTTGGCGAAGTGCATGGACTTCTGTTTGTAAAGCCTCAACTTGGGCTTCCAACTTACCAAATTCTCGTGGATCAATCTCAGACATTTGATTTCCTTGGACGACCCATCTTCTTAACAGGTACTGGAGGTTGCAAGACTATTTGCTTTTCAGAAGTTTCTTCCTCAACTTCATCAATTCTGACGTAACCTTGATGACCTTTCATCGAATCAATATCGTGCTGATAGGTAAAAGTGACTGTCTGTCCACTTGTTAAACATCTAAAGGTCGCCATAAGAACTCCAAAAAAAGGGGGGTATTAGCCCCCTTTTATTACACCGCACGAGCCACAATAAGGTTCAATGTGGTTGATGCCAAATCTACAGAACCTGCTGTAGGGTTGTAAGTCACGATAGTAACTGTATTAGCGGCTGAAACATAGGCTCTACGAACCAAACCTGCCTCAGAAACGCCAACAGACATACCGATAACCATGTCGCCCAATGCAACGCCTGGAACTGTAACTGTATCTGTAGCGGTTGCAGTAGTAGCTACTGATGCGCTATCAAGAGTACAAGAAACATCCCAAGTGTCTGTAAATAGACCACGGAACTGGTCATTGCCCCTGCGGGAAACGACTGCTGTTGCTGCTGCCATAATAAATCTCCTTGATGTAAAAAATCCCCCCACCGATTAAGGCGAGGGGAAAAGGCAACTATTAGGCTGGAACTGCTAACGCAAATGCGCTAGAAGACAAAGCTGCACCAGTTGTAGCGGCAGTACGCATGGCTTTCACACCATACAGAGTGTCCGATGTGAACAAAGTAGCAAGGTAATCTTGCTTGTACTGAGTCTGTGAACGGATGCCCACTTGCTCAACCAAGACCATAGAGTCCTTGTGACCCATCAAGCAAATACGATCAGTTGCAGAATTACCAGCACCAGTATCAGCATTGCTTGTTGTGAACACGGGGATACCATACAGTTGACCGATTTCACCTGTACGGATTGCGTTGCCATTGCCCACAAAAGCCTGTTCGGTGTAACGGGACAGACCCATCAACGTGTTGCGGCTTGAAGGAGGAATAACAAAGAAGCGACCATCCATAGGAGTGTCATTGTCGTCCAAACGCTGAATGGTGCGACGGATAGCGGCATCAGTCAATGCGGCTGCATTGGAAGATGTGCTGTTGTAAGCAGTAGTACCATCAGAACCGATGAAGGCTTTGGTAGTAGTGTTGCTTGTAGCGTAGTCGTTAGTACCGACAGTAGCACCATTGAATGCACGACCCAATTGGATCAAGCTAGTGTCTACTTGCTTGGCAAGCGCATAGCCCGCATCAGCAGTGTAGAACTGGCGCAAGCTGTTCAAGGCTTGTGCTTCAACGATGTCCTCAATGAAACGTGAGTATTCAAAGTGTTGGTTAATCAACACTAGAACTTCTGTCTCAGTATCTGCAATCAGAGTGACGGCAGTAGAGGCGGCTTTTGCAGAAGCTGAACCACGGGTAGGGGCGGGAATGTGAACTGTGTCACCTTTCTTGCCCTTGAAGTTCATCTTCATTACGATGTTAGCCAATACAAGGTTTTTCTTGTAAGCGGCTACGATTTCGTCAGACCAGATTTCTGGAATGAACGTTGCTGCGGTTGTTGTGGTTACCGCTGGTGTTGGATATGCCATGATTAAATCTCCTAAAAACGATGTTTAACGAACCCGTTTCTCTATGTACGCTTGCATGATTTCATCACTTAGCGCTGCATAACGATCTGGGTCTCTCAATTGAAGCTGAATAAGGTCAGCCCTTCTGTATACCTTCTTTGATGATTCACCAGAACCACCTACATCTACACCTACTGCCTTTAAGTTCTGTTTGCGAGTTACCTCACCTTCATCACTTACTTGCTTACTTTTTACAGTTCGTAGCTGTTTATAGGTAGATAGCAATTCATTGGCAGAATCGTAATCATATCCCGCATCGGCTTGCTCAAAGATTTTAATGCGAACAGGGCTAGACTTCACCCAATTTGCAAAATCCTGATCTCTGGCAATTTCACCAAAGTCGGGATGCTCTTGCGCTAACCTCTGCTGAATTTGCGCCTTTTTCATCTCAAGAGTCGCCATGCGAGCCGCTTGGATGTCGGGGTGATTATCAACAGTCCTCTGAATTGCCTTCTGTGGATTCTCAAAGAAATCTACTTCAGGCTCTTCCTGCTTAGTCTGCTGTTGTCGTGAACCAAGGTTCTGTTTGATGAGTTCATCGGCTAACTTTCTGACCTCGCCTACTTCTTGTGCTTGCTTTCCAATTAGCTTTTCAGCCTCTTGGTGCATCCTCACAATCTCGTCTAAACTTTTATCCCTGTATTTCTCAGGGAGTTCAGGCTTTTGCTCGATCTTCTGCTCTTCGATCTCTAACTCGCCCAACTCTTCTTTGTCGTCATCAATCAACATACTTCTTTCCTTTTCCTGCCGTCAATCGGTTGTAGGAGATTCAACTCGGCATAATTGCTTATGAGTTGATTTTGCGTTCAGCCTTTAACTTATCCAAATGGCTTTTCTCGAACTTCCCATGCGATGATGGAAACGCTCCAGACCACCCTTCTAAGCGAAAAGCTGGCGCTGAGAGAATGCGATGAGATTCCTCACCACACTCACACTTCAGACTTGTTGTCTCATAAACAACAAATCTATCTGTCTTATGCCCGTTTATACAGGCAAATTCATACATTCTTCTCATTTAAGTCCTCAAATGCTCTTTCGCTGACTTGTTTCAAGTTTTTCAGCCAAATAAGTATAGATAACTCACCTTTTCTGAATTGTAGACTTTTTTCATCTGCAATTGTTGAAATATTATTCAAAGGTTCTATCATTTTGTCAACATCCTCCATCAAATCTATCCAACCTTGTGTGGACATTGTGGAGAATCTCTCTTCATAGTACTTTTGAAGTTCTGGGTTCATTGTCTAGTCATCTGTTTTTCAACAATCTTAGCCTTGTTCTGAATATCTGCTTCTTTTAGCATCAATTCAGCAACCTTGACCCGCTTATCGAACTCTCGTGAAGCTAAAGCGTCATCAGTTGGGAGGTTCTTGGTATTAGCCGCCATACTCTTTGCTTGCAACTCAATAGGCATTAGTTGCGCTTCAGTCAATAACTTCTGTGCCTCTGCCTTATTCTGCTCTGCTTGAGTCGTTTGGACAGCAATCTGAGCCTGAGCCAGTTGCATAGCCAATTGTTGTTGCATCTGAGCCGCTTGTTGGGCTTGTGGATCAGCAACAGCCATCTTGTCTAGCATCTCAATCAACTCAAATCTGTTTGACAGAGAAGAATTAGCCATGATGCCCTTCAAAATGATGGGCAAAACAGGTGTATTAGGGCCAAGAGTCTGGAGTAGGGCAATGAACTGTTGTTGCTCATGCTCTCTAGCGATGATACCAAGCGCTGCCGTAGGAATGAACTTCATGTCCACAGTAGGATAACGCTCTGGGTCAAACTGCATATAGCGATAGGCGGCTTTGGTGATGAAGGGGATCATAAAATCCTCTTGGAAGTTCACCAAGGTACGCTTGTATTTCTTGATAATCGAAGCAGTAGCCATCGAAATACCACCCTGACCCGCATCTCTGGACACCGCAGTAATCATTCCCTGAGAGTCAAGAGTGCCTGTTGCCATCAAAAGCATACGTTCAAACTCTTTGGCGGTTGTCAGGTTAGAGCCATCAGTATTGCCGAACTTAAACGGGAACAGAATCTCATTGGGATTTCCGTTTGTCAGGATTGCTTTGCCTGGCTTAACTTCAAACTTAGCACCACGGGGTAAACGGGTAGCATCCATAGCCATCATGGGGCTAGTAGTGAGGGCTAGTGAATCTAAATGTGAACGAACTTGGGCATCTATGGCTTTTTGTGAGTTGTAAGCCTTCTCTACAGTACCACGACCCAACAAGCGATTAGGAACTGTATCGTCTTGATAAGCAAGGATTGGGCGGTCTTTCATCATGTATGGATTGGCTTCTGCTTTGAGAAGCGTTCCATCATTGGCAATCACAACAATTGCTTCGACCAAATCGGAATACTCATCTTGGATGGTGTCTTCAGGAAAGAAATCCTCTACTTCACCATCTTCGTTTTCCAACTGTTCTAGGTACTCACGGGGAACTAAGCCATAGTAAGTAAGAAGTTTTACTTTGTCATCTTCGTACTGGGAGACCTCTTGGGTAGGCTCTAAGTCTGTATCCATTGAATCAGTACCGACCTTTACCTTGCGGTAGATGCCTTCTTCTTGACCTTTGACGATCTTGTGGATGGAGACATACTTCTCGATAGCCACACCCATACAGTCATCAATATATGTGCCGTTAGGGTCAAACAGGAAGTTACGGGGGTTAACAGGAACAATCTTGACTGCAATGCGGTCTTTTTCTACCACTCCGATAGCGGCTTGTCCCATTTGACCAGGAATCGGTTGTGTTGCGGGAACAAAGACTTTCTCTGTTTTGACAACAATCTCACCGATGCCAGTGCCATAAATCTCAGCCAACAGTTCAATCTGGTCAATAGACTTGCGAATCTTGTCTACTTTGAAGTCTTCCATGAGTTGTGCTTTGATGGCAGCAACGTCTAGGGGACTACCATTGACATCACGAATATCGTCTTGAATGTCAAAGAACTCACCTTGACCAAAGATGGCTTCCATGATTTCAGCATGGCGTGTCTCTACGGCTTGTTGGGTAGCGGGGGTAACGATTCTTGAACGCTCTGATTCACGGGTTTTGTCTTGGACATCCCACTCACCATTGAAGATACGCTCGTACTTTAGCCAATCATCAAGACAGTTAACATCTCGCCAATCCCTCCAACGATCACAATGGTTAACAACAAAGTTAACTATTTCCTTGTCGGACTCGGTTGGTTCTTGATATTCCATCTTATACCCCACTAATAATATCTACTGGTTGCCATTCCTCGCTCTCATCTTCTTCCATATAAGATGTAACAGCAAGCTGGTCAATGTAACTAAGGGAGTCAGGCAAGTCATCGTGAACCCCTTGTGCAGGGAACAGGATTAACTGGTCTACGAACTCATCCCAATCTTCTTCCGAATTTAACACAATTCTGCCATGTTCGAACCTACCTTGTAAAGCCCAGATGATTCGATCCGCTTTTTTTCTATTCCCATGGGTCAAATCTACGATATGGGCATAGGTGTTGTTCTTTCGCATAAGGTCTGACAAGTAGGGCAAAACAGCGTTCTTTAGCGCCCCCCTCTCTATGCCTACACTAAGTGGTCGGTAGTCCCGAATGGCAATCAGAATCTTGGAGGCAGTAGTTCTAATGTCCCATCGCCCGTGTTCAATCTTCTCAACAAACCATTTCCCATCGTCTGTGACCTTAACGATTGAGATAGCAGACTCATCCAGACGCTTCTTAGCATTGGCTGCTTGTTTGGCAACTTCCTCAAACCCTGCTAGGTCAACAGCGATGTAATAGCTTCCATGTTCAGGCTTAACCCCGTATTTAATCCACTCTTCCTTGAAGATGTCCGAGCCAGCATTCGTAAAGGAAGCCATGTATTCTTGCTTAAAAGCAAAGCTACTCAGGGTCTTCTTAGCGGATTCTATCTCTTTTTGGTCAATCAAAGGGTTATCAGCAGTCGTAAAGTGCCAACTCTTCCAATCAGGATCATCCTCGCTCTCGCCCAACTTAAAGGTATCGTAGAACCAATTTCTACCCTTGGGAGTCCCGATAAACAAAGCTCTTCCCCGTTTATCAGACAAACTGGCACGAATGACCTGTTCCCATGCTTCGGGTTTGATATCCGCAACCTCATCGAGAACGGCATAGGTCAAAGACACACCCCGTAAGGTATCGGGTCTGTCAGCACCACGGACATAGATTCTTGCTCCGTTTATCAGGGTAATGTCTAAGTTATTAACGTGGCTATTCTGAATAACCTCTCTGCCAAGGTCTAGCAGTAAGTCCCAGATAATCTGTCTTGATTGTCCCATAGTGGGACTAACGTAGAGAACCGCAGAGCCTTGTGGACACTTGAGTCCTTCTATCAGTAGGGTAACTGCCGCCATTCGAGACTTACCACACCTACGCCCAGCAGCCACAACCTTGAACCGAGTCGTATCCTTAAATACCTCTTGTTGCCAAGGAAGGAGACTAAAGTTCAGATCAGCCATACTTAGCCTCTACATCTTCTGGTTGTTCAGTATCTACTATCAGTGGTTCTTGTCCTAAACCAGTGATATTGATGGTTACAGCACTTCTCTGGCTCTTGTCCTTTTCAAACAAAGAAACAGGAAGAGTCCTATCAAGACACATCTTTAAAGCAACGAGTTGATGGGGATGGTCATCATTAAGGGCTATCTCTATCACCTTCTGAGCTACATCCTTACCTCCACTCCTAATCATCAACTCCTTAAGCTCCTTGAGCCTCTGGTGGTCTGTCTTAGGCAGAATAGCAGGTGGGTTGTCAGCAAACCTCTGTATGGTCATCTTGACACTTCCCTTGGGTCTTCCTCTTCCTCTTTTTTCCATTTTGTCCTCCTTGGAATGGATTAGTTCAATTTAGCTTTTTCGGTATAGGGGCGGGTACACAAATATCTACACACCCTACCTACCCCCTCCCCCCCATCATTCCATAGGGTTTCTACTACTGTCTATCTGTACACCACTGGCTACACATACAGTCATAGGGTTTACCCTTAGTGATCCTAGATGCGAATGATTCTCATTTGCGTCTACTTGGGTGAGAGTAGCGGATGCACCTTTTTCGATGTACTTGTGTTTTTGTTTATCAGTGTTCTATCCTATTCGTTCCCTATTGATTCCCTTATGTCTTCCCTTACTAGTTCACTTGACTTGGGGCTGTTTGTTGTTGCGCGGCCTATTTGTAAGGAATTCAATTCCATGCCTGGTCTATATCCCTCATTGTGAACGTAATGGTAAAGGTCTATTACGTTTTCAAAACCCTTGGATAGATCACCATTTCCAGCGGCCAATAGTATCATTCTCTGAGGGTCTGACAATCTTCTGAGGAAATTCCTAGTCTGAGGGCTTGAGGGTCTACCCGCCATTTCCATCCCTTAATTAAATAATTTGAAATAATTGTACTTTATTAGGGTTTGTCCTAATAGTTTTTTCTTTTTTTGTTGCTATTATTCCCATGCGTTCAATAAGAACGTTAAACAAATAGGCGTAAACAACATGAAAATCACTGAGCAAAAAAACGGCAATTACACTACTTTTGAGCGCATTGCTTACAATGGCTACTACATTGTCAAGCTATATAAGCGCGGAGAGTTGGCCGATAAAATTATGGCCGATACTTACAAGGGCGCGAGAGAGTACCTCAAGTCATTCAACTTGCTGGCAAAAAACTCTTAAGAGGTCAGACAATGAAAAACACAATTTTAGACATTCTCTCCGCTATTGCCGTTGGCCTGTTGCTTTGCATAGGGCTTCTGGCTTATTTTGACATTCTCATAAAGTGAAATTTCAACGGGTAGGTCATCAACTAGGTGATCTATTCGATGCAATGTCGCATCATTTCAATTCAAAAGGCTTCAACATGAAATTCTCAATCAAGCGTAAAGACATCCGCGCCATGCTTCACTTGGCGGCAAAAAAAGACATTCGCTATTATTTGCAAGGCATTAACGTAGTCAGAGACAATCGGGGCACTTACATCGAAGCCACTGATGGGCACATTATGGGCCGTTTGCTTATCGATGGCATAAGGTCAGACACAAAACAAAACGTTGTTTTGCCTACTGAGGCACTTTTAAAACTCAAGGGCACAAAAAAACAGGGTGACGAATGGCTTAGTTTTTCTGTTGAGGGTTTTGCAGTAGAGTGCATCGATAGTCAATCTACTACCCGTTTTTCCGCTTGTGATGCACGTTTTCCAGATACTGATCGAGTGATTCCCATGGTTTTTAAGGATGAGGACGTAAAACCCGCAACATTTAACCCTGATCTACTCGCTCGCTTTGTAGATGTATCGGAGGAACTATACGGAAAACGTCAAATTCCAATGGTTTTGCAACGTGGTAGTCAATCTTCTATTGTGTCTTTCCCGCAAATGGATGATGCTTTTATCGGGGTGATTATGCCGACAAAAGAGTTTGCACCCGCAAAAGTGCCCGCCTGGTGCTATATCCCCTCAGTAAAGCCAGTAGAAGCCACTGAAACCGCTTAATTTCATACTGCAAAGCCCTTTTATGAGGGTTTTGTGGCCTGCAATTCGCAGGGTTTTTATAGGTGTTCAACATGAAAAACGATTTTACTCAATGGTTATCTGACAATTATTCTCAAAATGAGTTGGCAGATATTGCAAACCATGGATGCACTGGCGGTGTCTCAGGGATGATCTATTACACGGAAACAGAGGTAATTTATAAGCGGTTTTCCACTGAATTGCATGAAATCTTAGAAGATTATCGGGAACAAGTAGGCGAATATCCCGATTATGTGACCAAAGAACTAGGTCATTTTCAGAGTTTTGCGAATGCTGTTCTTTGGTTTTGTGCTGAGTTTATCGCTCAGGAACTGACACAAGGCATTTATGAGGATGAAATAGCATGATCTACTTTGCTTTAAACAATGACGGGTTAATGTGCAATCTAGGCGATCATGGAGATCACGAAGCGGCACAAGCTACTGCTGATGACCTTAGAATTGACGTTATCTGGCTTTTTAGCGAAGATGAAGCGATCAGTGCTGCAAACTTTATCCAGCATGAAATAGAAGATCAAGATCACTGCATATATGGTGATTGAATGATATATGCCTGCATTGCCCTAGTTCTGAGAATTCTCTCAGGTAAGCGTTAAACTCACAAAGCCACCCTAAAAAGTGGCTTTTTCTTTTGCCTGAAATAAGCCAGTAAACCTAAAACCCTTGTGCACTCTTGAACCATTACCAAAAAACGGCTCAAAACTCGTTTAAATGCGTTTTAGAGGCGTTTCCACCTCCAGCTTCGATTAGGTTTTTCAGGGTTTGATTGAGTGCTGACAACTCATCCATCTTATGCACTCGCCATATTGCCTTAGTGCCGTGCCAGCTATTGTGGCAATCCCTGCATAAAGCGATCACGCAATATTGTAGTTTTTGCTCGATATGGTGTGCATCGGAAATGCCTGGTGCATCACACACTGAGCATGGTAAGAGTTTTACTCTCCCGATGTGCGCCCGTTCTTTTGCGCTTAGTTTGTTATTCATTGAGTATTTTTTATTTCATGCCTAGCACTGTATTGCTCGGTTCTGTATACCTCAATACGGGTTTGTGCTGCCGTCATTAGCCAACGATAGCGTTCCTCTAATTCTACCGCTTCCCTGATGCCCTCTAAAATTTGGATGTAGTCAGGGTGTGCATAGGCGTAGGTTTCCTGCTTCCCAAGTACTTCAGTCCCTGCCTGACTCATTAGCTGAGCTTTGCGGCTTTTCCTGAATTCCTCTAAGTACATTCGAGTGGCTTTAGCTTTGCTGTATAGGGGTGCTGTATCAATGAGAAACTGCACCGCCTTGTGTGGGTTATCGCTCATGTTTCGCCTCTCGCCTCTATTTCATGCACTAAAGGCCAATTACCAACTTCAGCACATAGTTTTGCACACTCTCTACGCTCATGTTCTGCAATCAGTTTGGCAAAGGCTTGCAATTGCTCGGTATAGAACGAGTAAATAAATTCACCGCTAGGATGAACACCAAAGGCTGCTGTTCTCTCTGCAATCTTATGTAGTTCTGCGTCAGTCATACCAAAACCTTAGTAAATAAAGCACTCCCGACCAAAAAGCCGCAAGTGCAACAATGATTAGTCGCCAAGTAGATTGTTTGCTCATGGCTCAAAATCCGCTGTCTGACCTTTGGTTTGCTTGTGATGCTGAAACCGCATAGCTGCCTCCATCTCTAGCTCTTTGAATTGTTCATCAGAGAATAACCCAATGACGTTGCGACCCTCAAACCAAATTTCCTCGATGTTCTCGTTATAGCTTGAGTCGTCATCGTATTCATAGCGGTAAACAATCGTTACCACTTCGCTGCCCGCACCGATTGTTGTGTCAAATTCGTATGTTGATTCCATGATGGTCACTCCTGTTAAAAATTAAATGTTATTCCTTTTGTGGAATGTTTCGAATAGGGATAAACCCTAATCTAGGCACTCCTTAACGCAAATATCAACACCTGGCAGACTTGAATAAACCTTCGTAACGTGGATGTTGATGATCTGCGAGTCGTCATGGTAGACAACCCCGTTCATGCCATCTTCTACGCTTTTAAGAATATTACTTGCATCGGGCTTCTTGATTGGCTTCTCTGATCCATCGGCAATGGCTTGTAGGCGCTTTTTAGTGGCTGATGCAGGGATTGGTACTCTGATGTACAGATACAGGCTTACAGGGGTTTCCAATGGTTCAGAGCTACCCATTGCCTCTATTGCAGAATCCTTGATTAAGGTTTCATAGGTTCTTGTCTTTTCAGGGGTGTAAGTGGAAATATGGTTTCCCCTTCGTACATACCTTGCTCGACCTTTTGGTACTGGTGTTGCATCAACTTTAAAAGTGACCATGAAACTCATACTCTTCTCCTGAATTCGCCACAGTATTTTTCTACTGCGTTTTGATAAGCAACTTTTGCATCTTCAACATTTTTGTAAATCCCGAGATATAGTTTTTGTCCATCAACTCTTAACTGTGGTTGCCAATATTTACCCTGCAACAATGTCAGACCGACATGACCATATTTATTAGGCACTTCCCGTCTATTTCTGTTGTTTTCAGCTTGCGTGGCAGCCCTTAAATTTTCTATTGCATTGTTTGATGGGTTTCCATCAATGTGGTCAATTGTTTTTGGCAAGTATCCATGATGGAAAAGAAAAACAGCTCTATGTGTGTATATAGGCTTTTTCTTAATTCTTATGTGCCAGTATTTATTTGAAAGTTGTGAACCAGCCTTTTTGCCAATCATTTGGTTATTGCCACAATTCACCTTCCAATACAAGTCGCCATCTTTATATTCAAAGAGTTCGTGTAATTGATCTTTTGTCATACAAAGTTTCCCCTCTTGACGTATCTAGCCCTTTGTTTGCCAACAGGGTTAGCGTCTACTTTAAAAGTTACCATGAATGTCATTTTAGGATTCTCCATGCGGTTGCTGCACACAAGGGCACTTGTCCATTACCAATGGCTTTAAGTCTGTCCACTCTAGAGGCCAACCCATCAACCACTCTGTCCACGTTGGGTTCAGTTTCCCACCATTGTGAAGACCCGATACTTGCTCCCCAAGATTCCCTTTGCCCCTGTCTCTCAGCGCATGGCGTGAGTCTTGGGCTTTTGGTGTTCCCCACATATTCCTGCTTGGATACTTCTGAGCAAATCCTGCTAGATTCATCGTGTACCTTTTCCCCGCTAGGGTTGAGGGGCTGTTGTGGTTTGCTCCTCCTGTACTGCTTGTTGGAGTTAAAACTAGCGACAATCCAGACTCGTTCTCGTTTGTGTTTTGCACCAATGTCGGCAGCAGATATAACTCCCCACCGACTGTCATACCCCATTGAGGTAAGGTCTGCAAGGACTCGTTCAAGTCCTCTAGTAACGAGCATTGGACTGTTCTCCACAAATGCGAATCTCGGTCGAACCTCGCCAATAATCCGTGCCATTTCTCGCCACATTCCGCTTCGCTCTCCGTCAAGTCCATCTCCGTTTCCTGCAATGGAGATGTCTTGGCATGGAAAGCCGCCCGATACAACATCAACAATTCCTCTCCAAGGTCTTCCGTCAAAGGTTTGAACGTCATCCCAAATCGGGAAAGGCGGGAGAAGCCCGTCATTTTGTCGGGCGCACAGTACGCTTGCGGGATACTGCTCCCACTCGACTGCACAGACTGTTCTCCAACCAAGGAGGTGTCCACCAAGGATTCCTCCACCTGCTCCTGCGAAGAGAGCGAGTTCATTAAGGCCTTGCTTATCAACCATGTCATTCAATTTGTCCTTCTTTCATTTGACGCATATAAAACCTGACCCGATCTCTTGCTCCTGATCCATAGACCTTTTCGCAACGCTCAAGCCTGGCACGAACAAAATCATTGTCTCTTAGGGATTGCCAAGTTCGGTATATCTCCCTTGCTTCGGCTTTCTCCAAAACAACTCTGTCTCCTGCATTAGAGATGTTTTTTCTACTGTATGCCATAGGTACATACCCTACTCATCTAAGTCTCCAGTTAGGATTAACGCTTCAGTAATGAGGCGTAAAGGGATTGGAACACCCTCTTTTACTCTGTCCAACAGTCTCATGGCTTCAAAGTAGTTCATGCTTTAGTTTCTTTTCTAAGACATAAGACCAAACTGCGCCACCAGCAACCTTGGCAACAAACTGAAGTGCCACAATTTCAGGCATCAAAGCACCGAATGCAATGGTTGGGAACAATAACGAATCTACGGCAGCGCCAGCAGTATTTGAAACATTTGCTCGTTTGATCCATGAGCCTGTCGTTCTTATAAAGACCGCCCAATCAACCAAAGCGGCAACCAAGAACGCAACGGCAGAAGCTACTGCAATAATTCCTGCGGCAGGGTTTAGCAGATAAGTTAAACCACCTGTGCCGACAATCAGGCATCCCATTTGCCAAGTTTTCAAGCGGAAGTGAAGCCAATCCCTCAAAGTCAAATCAAGTCCAATTAGTAAAAAGGCATTGATTGCGGTTACTGATGGGCCGAATGTCGCCACCAAAAGGTTTGCGGCAATCATTGCCACGGCATAAGCAATTAAAGCAAAGATCATAATTTTCTTTCTGTTTGAATAACAACGCCATGATGATTGGC